ATGGTCTTTTCTCACCGCAAAACGGCTCACAACAGACGGAATCGGTAAGTCATGACAAAGCATAGGAGCGGCTTGGTCGTGGTCGGTGATGATCGGGACGGATCGGATTTAGGCGGTGTAATTTACGGCTACAACACGCCAAGAATCCACTCGCCGCTCAATGATCTCCCATCTCGGGGCTCAGAGTTAAGCGAATTCGCAAAGGAAATCGGGCTCCCGTTGCTACCTTGGCAGGAGTGGATCGCCGAACACGCGCACAAAGTAAAGCCCGATGGCAGATGGAAACACTCAAATATCTGTGTCGTAGTAGCTCGTCAGAATGGAAAATCGACGCTGATGATGGTGCGAATCATGGCTGGAATGTATCTGTGGAACGACGGACTCCAAATCGGATCGGCTCACCGGCTTACGACGTCGCTAGAGACTTTCCGTCACATCGTCAACCTCATCGAGTCCAATGATCGACTAGCTGAGGAAGTAAAGAAAATCCGCTGGGCTCACGGAGCCGAGGAGATAGAGCTAAAGAATGGAAACCGCTATATCGTCAAAGCTGCCAACGCGGCGGCGCGTGGTATTTCAAAGCCGGAGACGGTATTCATGGACGAACTTCGCGAACACAAAGACGAGGACGCTTGGGCTTCTATGAGATATACCATGATGAGCGCGAAAAATCCGCAGGTCTGGACACTTTCGAACGCCGGTGATAATCACAGCATAATTTTGAATCAGCTTCGCGAGCGCGGTCTGGCGGCGGCGGCTGGTGGCGATGATGAGATCGGCTATTTTGAGTATTCAGCTCCAGCCGGTTGTCGGATTGATGATGTCGAAGGTTGGCGTCGCGCGAATCCATCACTCGGTCACACCATTCACATCGACAATCTCAAAGCCGTTCTCAATGATCCGATCGATGTAGTTCGCACCGAGGTTCTTTGCCAATGGGTCGAGACGATCAATCCTTGCATTCCGCCGGTCGAATGGGCGAACGCTGGGGATTCCGATGTTGCACTTGATCCGGGAAAGACAGTCTGGTTCGGCTTGGATTTATCTCCCGATCGTAGAAATGGCGCACTCGTAGCCGCTCAAAGATTAGACGATGAGAAATTCCAGATCCAACTTCTACACACTTGGCACAATCCGATCTCACTTGACGACAAGCAGATCGCGAATGACATCGCGCCCTATGTCCGCAAGTATTCAGTCGATCAGATCGTATTCTCGAAGCGAACCGCGTCAGCCGTTGCGGCTAGGCTTATCCCTGCCGGATTCCCGGTGATCGATTGCGATGGCGCGGAGTACGCGCAAAGCTGCGACGAATTTCTTGGATCGATAACTTCGGGACGGCTCGTCCATTCAAACCAAGCCGAACTTACGAAACAAGTTCTTTCAGCGGTACGGCTTCCCTATGGTGACGGTGCTTGGGTAATCGGTCGCAAGGCTTCAAAGGTTGCGGTATGCGCGACAGTTGCGTCAGCTCTGGCGACACATTACGCGACACGCCCGGAGACGGAGATTGACATTCTCGTCGGTTAGGAGTAGCGAATCGCCTAGAATTGCGGCATGAAATTATGGGACGCAATAGTCGGCGCGCCGGATTTAACTTTTCAAGCTCAATCCGCTCCGATCGATATTTCTGCCGCTGATCTCGCACCGTTCAACACAGCCGACACACGAAACGCATTCTTTGGATCGCAAGTCGCAACACGCGCTCAGGCGATGTCCGTCCCTGCGATTAGTCGCGCAAGGTCGATAATTTGCTCAACGATCGCAAGCTTGCCAATGGAGCAGAGAATAAAGTCAACCGGCGAACGCGTCGAAACAGCCCGAGTAATAAATCAACCCGATCCTCGCGTTCCCGGTTCCGCTGTCTACGCTTGGCTCGCTGAGGATTTATTGTTTTATGGGTATGGGTATCTTATGCAAATGGATTCTTATTCAGAGGACGGAAGATGTCGCTCAGCTCAAAGAATTGCTCCAACTCGCGTCTCAATCGTTACAAATGCGAACGGAACCGAGATCACCGGATATCGCGTTGATGGAACTCCCGTCCCGGCATTCGGTAATGGATCTCTAAAAGTATTTTACGGACTAGACGAAGGTCTACTTAATCGCGCCGGTCGCACAATTCTCAGCGCGGTCGAGCTTGAAAAAGCGGCTTTACTTTACGCAAAAGAGCCCGTCCCGATGATGGTATTGAAATCCAACGGAACAGCACTTCCGGCAGATCGCGTCACAAAGCTTCTCGACGCTTGGCGGACAGCTAGATCAACACGCGCGACGGCGTTCTTGAATGCCGATGTTGAATTGACATCACTTGGATTCGATCCCGAAAAATTACAGCTTAACGCGGCTCGTCAATACATCGCGCTTGAATGCGCTCGCGCCGTAGGGATTCCAGCCTACTTCTTGGGAGCCGATGTCAACACGCTCACATACTCGAACGCTGTATCCGAGCGGAAATCTTTAATCGACTTCAGCTTGAGAAATATCATGACGGCGATTGAGGAAAGACTTTCACAATCCGATTTCGTAGCTTCTAACACGGTTATTCGCTACGACTTTGACGACTTCTTGCGCGGTTCAGCCCTAGAACGCGCTCAGATTTACGAAATACTAAATCGAATTGGCGTGATGAGCGTCGATGAAATCCGACGAGATGAGGAACTAATTTCATGAAGCTAGAAATCCCAATCCAGATCACAGCCGCCGATTCAATCAAGCGAACCATCGCAGGTCGGATCGTGTCATTCAATGAGACGGCTAACGCTTCAACCGGAAAAGTGATGTTTAAAGATGGATCACTCACTCCAACTCCGGTCAAGCTAAATCTCGAGCATGACGGAACCCGTCCAATCGGAAAAACTCTTTCAATGGATTTTTCAAGCGATAACACAGCAATCGACGGCGTGTTCAAAATTGCAAACACGAACGCCGGATCCGACGCACTCGTCGAGGCTCAAGATGGACTCCGTGACGGATTCTCCGTTGAGGTTATGGCTAACGAATTTACCTATGACAAAGCTGGGACGATGGTCGTCAGTTCAGGAGAAATCGTCGGCGTGGCACTTGTCACGAATCCAGCATTCAAATCAGCTCGCGTCTCAGATGTAGCCGCGACCGAAGCACTACCAGAAGCTTCTGACACAGCGTCAGAGGAAACACAAACAGAAGGAGACGAAGTGTCCGACTCAATCGTCAACGAAGCTCCAGCCGTCGAGACGGTTGAAGCCTCTCGGAATGTCCAAGCGACTGGAACTCCACTCGCTTACTCAGCTCCACGCTTGGAGTTCACAGCTTCCAAGTATCTTGAAAGCAAAATCAAAGCCGCTCTCGGTGATGAATCAGCTCGTCAATATGTTCTTGCCGCCGCTGACACAACCGACAACGCTGGACTCGTTCCAACCCGTCAACTAACCGAGGTCATCAACGGTCTCGCAAATGTAACCCGTAGCAATATCGACGCAATCTCTCGCGGAACTTTGCCGGACGCTGGAATGACCTTCGAGATTCCTAAAATTACGGTCATGCCCGGAATGGGAACAATTTCCGAAGCAGGTACTCCAACAGATACCGATCAGAATGCCGCCTTCGTTTCAGTTTCAGTTCTTAAAGCGGCAGGTCAACAGACATTTTCGGTAGAGCTCCTCGACCGGTCAAATCCACTTTTCCTCTCGGAATTGATGAATAACCTCGCCGCGCAATACGCAAAAGTAACCGACACAGCCGTCAACGCCGCTTTGATTTCTGGCGCAACAGCCGACGCAACCACAACCACAACTTATCCAACAGCCGCCGAACTTCTCGGTGTAGTAGCTCGCGGAGCCGCTTCGGTATATTCCGGAACTCAAGGATTCGCTCGCAATATCATCATGAACACAAGCCAATGGTCAAATGTCATGACACTAAATGACAGCGGTCGTCCAATTTACAACGCTCAAGTTCCACAGAATGCTGGTGGATCTGTAGCACCAACATCAGTCCGCGGAAATGTCGCCGGATTAGATTTATTCGTCACAGCTAACACAGCCGCAACAACCGACACCGATGGATCGATTTTGATCGTTAATCCTTCGTCTTACACCTACTACGAGTCTCCAACTTACGAACTCCGCGCAGATGTAATCGCAAGCGGTCAAGTGAATATCATGATGTACGGCTACTACGCAATCGCAACCAAGATCGGCGCAGGAGCGTTCAAAAATAACAAGGCGTAATCGCCTTAACCCTTAGACATGAGTCCGCCGCTCCCGACGGGCTCAGCAGATTGGAGATGAAATGCCAAGTATCGTCACAGCTTCACAGCTTAGATCGGTGCTTGGCGTCTCATCGGCTCTCTACGATGACGCTTATCTTGACGACATAATAAACACAGCCGAAGGAGTGATCCTGCCGCTGTTAACAGCTCACACAGTCGCCGTCACTCATGTCGAGATCGAATCTAATGTCGCTTATTTCACGACTCAACGACCTCATCAATTCGTCGTCGGTCAATCCGTCATAATCGCCGGAGTCGTTCCGTCAACTTTCAACGGCACTCGCGCCGTCACCGACACACAGCTTACGCCGTATATTTTTACGCAAGCTCTAACCAACGCCGACATCACATTCCGCGCAAGCATTCCAGCCGGAACAGCGACACTCTCTGGACAAGCCGCCGCCGTGATCTATGTCGGAAATTCAAATGTCGAATCGGCTGTCCTCAATGTCTCAGTCGAGGTCTTTCAATCCCGTGTCGCTCCCGGTGGTCAGATCGAAGGCGTGGACTTTGCGCCAAGCCCGTTCCGAATGGGACGCTCACTTTACAATCGGATCTCCGGCTTACTTGGTAATCAAGTCGATGTCGATTCGATCGTAGGCTAGTTATGCCAGCCTCATCGATCTCGGCAGATGTTCGCGGAACTCTTGCCACAGCTCTCGGCTCTGTCGCCGGGAATGTCTATTCCTACGTCCCGGAAGCAATCATTCCGCCAGCGGTGGTTATCGTTCCGTCATCGCCCTATATGGAGATCAATCTTATCGGCAAGTCATCGATCAAATTACTTCTTAACTACACGATCACCGTTGCCGTTGCGTACAACTCAAATCCGGGATCACTCGACAATCTTGAAAAGTTAATCCTTCAAATTCTGGCGGTCATTCCGTCAGGGTACATCGTCGGACAGATCGAGCGTCCGACTGTCACAAGCGTCGGAGCTAGTAATTTACTCGCCGCCGATATCAATGTCTCCACCTACTACACCCAAACAAACTAAGGAGCACGAATGCCAACGACCGTCATTACCGGACGCGATCTTGTCTTGACGATCGCAACCGTCAACTACGACGCACAAGCTACCAGCGCAATTCTTACCAATGCGCCAGTCATCGACACTTATCAGACACTCGATGGCAAGGCTTACAAACACATCGACGATCAATGGACTTTCGATGTTGAAATGCTCGCAGATTGGGGAGTCGCAAGCTCTCTATCCGAAGCACTATGGACAGCCGCCGACACAGCACCGAACACAACACTCGCCGTCAGCCTTACAGCTACAACCGGCGCGGTCTTTGCGTTCAATGTTATGCCGGTATATCCATCAGTAGGCGGAGCGGCTCCAGGAGCTCAAACTCTGTCACTATCATTCTTGGTTGTTGGCACTCCAGCCGACACATTTAGCTAAAAAGGAGATCGGGAGATGAAGCTAGAAATTACTATCGAACACCATTCCGGGGAGTCAGCCGTACACACGGCAAGCGTCCCGGAGTGGCAGAAATGGGAGATCAAATTCGGTCGAACAATTCAAGACGCACACAACAATCTCGGAGTCAATGACATTCTGTTCTTGGCGTGGAACGCGATGAAGCGTGAAGCTGCCGGAAAGGCTGTCAAGCCTTTTGAGATATGGTGTGAGACGGTCTCGGATTTCTCGATCGGCGATGATCTCCCAAAAGACACACAGCCGGAAGCCTAGGACGGTTACTCGTCGAGCTAGCAATAGCGACGGGAATCCCAATGAGCGAATGGCAGACGGCAGAGGATATTCTTACAGCGATCGAAGTATTGGAGAAGCGAAATGAACGTCGAAGTCGCGTATGACAAGGCGCAACTCCGATCGATCACGCGGTCATTCAAAGCGATGTCTGATGAAGGTATCGAAGCCGCGAAGCGAGAATCCTCAGCACTAGCGGAATTTCTACAGCTTAAAGTCAGAGAGACAGCGCAACGCCGAACCGTATCCGGCGCGGCTGTTCGTCGTGTAGCTGACGGATCTAGGGTTGCGAAGTCGTCCAAGATCGGGGAAGTCTCGTTCGGCTTCGCGGCACAAAAGTTCTCCGGTGGTGGTACAACTCAAAAGCTCTGGGCTGGACTTGAATTCGGTTCTAATCGATACAAACAATTCCCAAGACGCACTCCTAAACTTGGCGGCGGATCTGCCGGATATTTTATTTATCCAACACTTAGATCAATCCAACCGGAATTAATTGACAAATGGGAACGCGCATTCGATCGGAGTATGACTAATGGCTGGTTCAAGAACACTTAAACTCTCGATCCTTGCGGACACAGCCGATCTTGTTAAAGGTCTAAAGAATGCCGAGGATACTTCCAGCACATTCGGCGACAAGCTAGGCGGAGCGTTCAAAGCTGTTGGAGTAGCCGCCGCCGCCGCTGGAGCGGCAATCGGCGCGATGGCAATCAAAGCCGCTGTCGATGGAGTTAAATCAGCGATCGAGGACGAAGCCGCTCAGGCAAAGCTCGCAACAACTCTCCAGAATGTCACGAAGGCAACCGACTCACAGATTGCCAGCGTTGAGAAATACATTCTCCAGACTTCACTTGCGACGGGAATCACCGACGATCAACTTCGTCCGAGTTTCGATCGCCTATTGAGATCAACACAGTCAGTCACCGAATCAATGAGACTCCAATCGCTAGCGATCGACATCGCCGCCGGTACTGGTAAAGGTCTGGCGCAAGTTACCGAAGCTCTATCGAAAGCCTATGACGGCTCTTTCGGTGCGTTGAAAAAACTTGGCGTCCCGTTAGATGAAAACATCATTAAGACAAAAGACTTCGACGCCGCTGTTGTCGTACTTTCGCAGACTTTCGCTGGTCAAGCTGATGTCGCCGCTAATACTTACGCC